GCTGAAGAGAAGCTACAAGGTTTCATCCAAGGACAGATGAAAGAAGCAGGCTCACTCATTACCTTTGACGGCAAGGTGCTTGCAACCTGGCACAGTGCCAAAGGTTCTAAACGCTTCGATCCAAAGCTACTGCAAGCAGAGATGCCTGAAGTCTATGAGCGTTACGTTATTGAACAACCTGGAAGTCGGAGGTTTTTAGTCAAATGAGTAATCTAGTCGATCCAACAAAACTTGATCAATCGATCATTGATTCAATCGTATTAAGAGGAGATTTGAGTGGTCTTAAAGAAGAACAGCTTACCGGCTACTATAACTACCGATGCCAGCAAGTCGGCCTCGATCCTTCAGCGAAGCCGTTCGATCTTCTTGTCTTGTCAGGAAAGAAGGTCTTGTATGCGAATGCTGGGGCCACACAGCAACTCAGCAATCTGCATGGACTGTCCACTGCGATCACTAACAGGGAGCGAGTTGAGAATGTGTATCTTGTATCTGTCCGATGCACTGGCAAAGATGGACGAAGCTCTGAAAATCAGGGAGCAGTTGACATCTCAGGTCTTTCTGGTGAAAAGCTAGCCAATGCCTTGATGAAGGCTACAACCAAAGCGATACGCAGGACTGTGCTTGCTCATTGCGGACTGGGAATGCTTGATGAAACTGAACTCGACACTATCCCGACTAATCAATATCAGAAGGTTGATATGCCGCCTGTACAGGCTCTGCAGCCGCTTGCTGAGGTCATTGAGGGTAAGTACAAGGTACTAGTTCCTGAAGGCGATAAGAGCAAGGTTTACAGCTCTCACCAGGATGAAATGCAATGGCAGGATAACTTCTTTGGTTTGATCGGCAAGATCGCTGACAGCAAGAAGATGACAACCGAGGAGAAGAACGCCAAGTTGGCGTCACTCTTTCGGGTCAACCACGAAACCATCGATAACTTTGGCGGGGTTGCAGCCATTGCATTCAAGAAGCGCTGTCACGATCATGCGGTCGAGGGTTATATCGCAAAAAAGGTAGTGACTCTGGAGGCGGAGGAAGAGGTAGTGTTCGATTGACGCAGACGCAGGCAGTGCTTGAGCGTTTGCAACAAGGAACGCTCACGCAACTGCAGGCTTACGCAGAGATTGGTTCAACAAGACTGGCAGCCAGAGTCGAAGAACTAAGAAAGCAAGGTCACACCATCGTGACACACACAATTAACCGTAATGGCAAATCCTTTGCCCAATATCAACTAGTGAGGAAATAATGGGTTACGAACAACAGCAAGGCAGTGGCGTACTTTTCACCGTCAAAGAGAAGAAGTCTGACAAAGCACCAGATTGGTCAGGAAGTTTCACTTGCGATCAGGCTTACAAGCCAGGTGATGTGATCAAGTTAAGTGCATGGACAAAACGCAGTGCTTATGGCGATCTGATCTCGATTAGGGTGAATAACTTCGTACCAGGTCAGCCTGCAAGGCAAGGCCGTGAGGTGAGCTATCAAGACGATGACAGTGTGCCGTTCTGATGTTATGCCCCAAGTGCGCCGAACGTGGTGAGCACAACGATACGATCATCCTAGAGACTCGCAGGTATGGCGGTAAGAAGCCTGCGAACTCTTGGGTGACACGCAGGCGACGCTGTGTCGCTTGCTTGCATCGATTTACCACCACAGAAGTCATTAAAGGCGCTAATGACAAGGTATGGGATGCTGCATTGCGGGAGGATATGGCATGACAAAACTGACAGAATCCCACATGAAGGTGCTCAAGTATCTTTCCAAGCGAAAGACTGAAGCCACATTCAAGGAGATTCAACTGCAAACCAGACTTGGCATTCCGACAACTAAGTACGTTATTCGCGCACTGCTTCATGATGGATACATCAAGAAACGATCAGAAAGGATTAATCGCATAACGGAACGGTTCTATACCTTTTCTAGCTGGGAGCCAGTACCGAAAGAACCTGTTAAGAACCCTATCAAGTTCACTAAGACGCGTATTACGATAGAACCCAAGTTCTTCAACAATCCGTTTAATGTAGGTGCTTCATGAGTGAGATGACCAGGGAAGAGATGCAGGCCAAGATGGAGACGCTCTATGCGCTTACCAGAGAGCTACGAGCCATGCTGGCAAGAACTGATCACAAACTCAAAGTCAGGGAAATGTTCATTCATGCCTTGCTTGACCCTGATGCTTTTGGCTATGCCGTAGAGAATGCCGTCAGGGAAGAAGCCTGGAAAATCCTGCAAGGAGAGCGCGATTGAGCAAGCTAGGAAAGACCAGAGGTGCCAGTTATGAGCGCGAGGTCTGTAACGCGCTTACAGAGCGTTTAGGAACCAAGGTGACGCGTGTACTAGGGCAAGCAAGAGATGGCGGCTCAGACATCGATCTAGGCCCGTTTATGATCGAATGCAAGCGTCGTAGGAAGATAGCGCTCTATGAATGGATGGAGCAGGCCAAAGTCTCATCCAAGGGTGAGAAAGTGCCTGTGGTGATTTGCAGGGCTGATGGCAAAGAGAGCCTGGTGATCTTTAGGCTTGACGATGCGATCACACTGATGCAGAATGAATTGTGAACTCCGCTGAGTCTGCCAGTAGGTTAAGCGCTTGAGGTAAGCGAGCAGACAACCTCACCACGTCGTCTTCCCCTGTGAGTAAGTGGATTTTGCCCCGTCCTAGCGACGGGGTTTTCTTTTGGCAGTCTTTGCCGATTCTCGAAAATTCTTGGCGGTGGGGGAGCCTTTACTACCTGGCTTTCTCATTCTCTCGCCAGAACCTGCTGCAATGCGAGCACGTTTAGCATGAATGTTTGCGTATAAACCTGGTTTCATCTAACACCTCCAGCGTCTTCGAGCGGCCTTACCTCTTGGGCCAGACCATGATCTTGACCTTGCACAAAAACTCTTCTTCCTAGCCTTTTCTCTTGGCGTTGAAGGGTTAGGCGCAGGCGCTTGCAGATTGGAGCCTGTAGCCCTGTTATAAGCCTTCCTACCGGCTTCTGTCATGCCACCACCCTCTGCAACAGACTGGAAGTGCCTGCCTTTGCCTCTGGTGGTCTTAGAAATAGGGTTTGCCATACTTACCTCATCATCATGCTTTCAGCTTGTCTGCGTCTTATCAGCCCAGGCATCACTCGACCATTAGCTTTTGTCCATTTCAAGCATTGCTCAGCAGCACCTTGCCAATCGTTAGCATCCACACGCTTCTTAAACGTACTGATTCTGTAGTTGCCTAGACCGCAGTTATAGGCCCATGAGAGCACCGCTGCAAACCTTCGAGGTGATGCTTGCAAGAGTTTGGGCGAAAGTCTTACCAACCCTTGACTGAAGTATTGGACATGCTCCTGAAGACGCTGCTCGGCTTGATCTTTTGACCACATAGTGCCTGAGCGAATGCCACTGCCAGTAGAACCATAGCCAATAGTCCAAGGGTCGCCACCAGTAGCGGGGTCAGGATAAGCAACACAATCCCCATTGGGAAGTCTGCGAGCATAGCCCTCAAAGGGCTTAATAAGAATCTGGATCGAGAGGTTGATCGCCTCATGAACGCTGGTATTTTTCAATGCTTCTGCCAACGAACCAGAAACTGATAACCATCATGAAGAGTGCAAAGTCATCTTCATCCCAGCACTTCAGAATAACTTCATGCCAAGGCGCTTCTGTTTGAAAAGCCAATACCAACGTAGCCGCTTTGACTGCTGCATACATAAAGAACAATGCCCAGGTGATGCCAGGGCGAACCAAAGCTGAAATAGCAGCCACCACCTTACCTGCTTCGTGAGCTGTCTGAGCCTGCTCTTCAAACGCAGCCTTAATCGTATCGAGTTGCTGAACAGAGTAATCAACATACTTTTCCTCGACGCGAAACTGACCCTTCACCTTCTCAAGATCAGTCTGTAGTTGAAACATGTTGAGTTCGTGCTGGCGCTCATTCTTCTTATCAAGATACTTCAGTATCTCTGGTGCTAGTCTGAACAGACCACCAAAGATACTGCCTAGCAAGCCACCACCAAGCAGTTCAAACATCACTTGTTTAGCATGGTGTCAATACGCTTATGAGCCATGCTAGCAGCCTCATGCAACATATCAACCCTAGCTTTTAAGTGAGCCAAGTCTGACCGGATGGCAACGTAAGCGCCAAACGCACCGGCAGCAGCACCAATCAAAGCCTGAATGATGATAGATACTGAGATTTCCATTACGCCATACCTTCGCCTGGTGTGATGTAAAGATTGTGCGAACCCGTGTCTACAATGCCTGCAAAGTAAACTGGATTCGTTCCATTTGCTTGCCCATTAGTAATCACAATCCTACTGTTAGGAGGCACTACAAACCCGTACTCACCAGTACCACTCGTCGGAATCACGGCAGTCGTTGTATTACTGGCACCCGTCTTCACAAAGATTTCATGATTGCCATCGTTGTAAAGTGAGAATTGGTTTGCAGGCGTGTCAGCGTACACAGCAACATTCGCAGATGTTGTCGTTACGCTTAAAAGGTAGGTCTTGCCAGTAGCAAGAAACGCAATATTATTTGCCACCTTTATTCCCCCATTGCTGCGCTGCAGTCATGGTGCCATAGCATGGCGCACCATTGGTGAACTTAGGCTGGAAGTTAGGGTTTACTTGCTTGGTCGTGCCTTGGCTAGGCTTTAGCACCACCTGTTTGCTCACTACTTTCGTCATCGTCATCATGCTTTGTTTCCTTCATCAAGGATGGTAAAAACACTGTGATGGCAAAGATAAGCAATGCGGCGATCCGCTCATAACTCGGCCCCCACATTGTCCAGCAAGCTAAGGCAAAAGTCATCGACAACGCCAAGATTGTCAACACCCTCGCCACCACTAACTTCAAACTAATGCGTACTACCTTCAACAGAAGATTCGAATCCATGTTCAGCCTCATGGGGTTAATTAAGGTTATCTAGTCTACCTTAACTATCTTCATCTTCGTCTTCATCCATGAAGCCTCTACCCCAGTCAGCATCACTCGCTTTCAGGCGTATGGCTTCTAACTTCAATGCTCGATCAATAATCTTCGACTTATCTGTAAGGCTTGCTTCCGGGTCTGCCATGACTTCAGCCAAGAGTTTGCTTATCGCAGCCTCTAAGTCAGGGTTTATGCCCGACTGCTTACGCTTCACCGCATCATGCGGCGCTTGGGCTGGCGCTCAGGCATCTTGTTCATAGGCTGGCGACCTAATGCACGTTGCGCTGCAAGCGAACCTGCAACCTCATTGCGACCTGCCTCTGCCGCCTGCGCTTCTTGGCGCTTCATTTCTTTATTACCTTCTGCCTTCATCATGCCATCGTAGTTCATCGCATACCTCTCTTGGTTTTACGCGCTGTGGAATAGGCTATGGCCGCAGCCTGCTTGACCGCAGCTCTCTTACTGGCAGGGCGGCTTGTGCCAATCTTGCCACTTTCTTTGAACTTCCGCACCATCTCTTCGATGTTGCCGGAAATTGTCTTTTGACTACTACCTTTTTTAAGGGGCATTTCCACCTCCAAGCAATGAACCTACAGGTTGCGCTGCAATGCCACCAGCACTGCCAGCAGCGACAGCCCTGAATATGCGAGTAGCCGCCTCAATACGGCGATTAGGATCAACCACACGATTGATAACTTGCACCTGCCTGCGCAATTGATCAATCTCTCTTGGGCCTACAAGCGCAGAACCTTCAAGCGCTGGTATGACATTGCGCTCAAACACATCATTGAGTTTTTCTGGGGCGACGCGAGACAATGCCAATTCAAGAGCACTTAAAAAGTCCTGCTTGGTACGTCTATCAGTACCCAAGTAAGAAGCAAGCCTGCGAGTATCCTCAATGGACTTGGCGCCGGTAAGAATTGATTCAATTGTTTGGGCTGGGTTCTTGCTGCCAAGTACGCTTTGCACTGCTTGTTCAGGCGTGGCAACCGCTTCAGGCATTACAGCTTTGGCTCGCTTTTCCGCCTCACTCATGATTGCTTTGCGCTGGCTCTCAACTTCGCCTGCACTAGCTTTGCGCTGCGCTTCGAGTTCACGAGCCAAACGCTGCGCTTCGGTTTCTCCTGCTTGCAATCTGCCCGCCGCTAATTTTTCTGCGCCAGCCATTGCTTGAGTAGCTTCTTT